GGAAACTATGTGTTCCAGCCAGCCCTTTCAATGGACAGCCCAGACATGCTGCTTGGTAAGCCAATCTACGAAAACCCATCAATGGTTGACGTAGCAACAACCACCAAGTCGGTAATCGTCGGACACCTGCCTTCGTACTATGTACGAACCGTTGGTGGCCTTCGTTTGGATCGCAGCGATGACTACGCATTCAATGCTGGTCTCGTCACGTTCCGTGCGACATTCCGTGTCGATGGCGATTTGCCACAGACATCACACATCAAGCACCTCCTCCAACCATAAGTTGAGGTAGTGCAACCGATAGCAATATCGGTGTAAGTTTGAGGGTAGGTCGAACACGCAGGGCGACCTACCCTCATTCTGTTTTATACCCTGCGACCTGCGAAGGAGAGAACGGTGGGAAAGAATGCTCGTAATCGTCAAGAACACTCCGGTCGAGTTACCAGACCTAGAAGCGGAGATATTGCTCCGAAGGGGAATAGCGCACTTGCCAGAGCAAGCAGACCTTCCACTTCCGAATCGTTACGAATCCTCTGGTACTCAAACGCCCCGTTCGCCCCAACAGGGTACGGCACCCAAACAGCGCAAGTCGTCCAAAGGCTCACCAAAAACCACGAAGTAGCAATCCATGCGATGTACGGCATTGAGGGCATGGCTTCTATTTGGAATGGCATAAAGCTTTACCCAAGAGGAATGTCACCATATTCCGATGATGTGCTTGTTGCGCATTGGATGGATTGGGCTAATGGCAATCGTGAGATTCCTGCGATGTTGATGACGTTGTTTGATGTGTGGGTGTTGAAGTCACCATCGTTGGATCAGGTTCCAAATATTGCTTCGTGGGTTCCGATTGATCATGCGCCTTGCCCGCCTGCTGTGATTGATTGGTGTAAGCGTCCGAATGTGAAACCGATTGCGATGTCTAAGTTCGGTTTGGAGATGTTGCAGAATGCGGGTGTTGATGCGTTGTATGCGCCTCATGCGTTTGAGGATGTGTTTGTTCCTACACACAAGTTGAGTAATGGTCGTGGTGAGTTCACCGGCAGACAGCTCATGGAAGTTGATGAGGACAGGTTTGTTGTGATGATGAACGCTGCGAACAAAGGTCAGAACCCTTCACGCAAATCTTTTGGTGAGAACATTCTGGCGTTCGCTATCTTCGCTCAAGACCGTCCTGATGCTTTGCTGTATCTGCACACGGAGCGTGATGGTGCGATGGGTGGTATCAATCTTGTGCATCTGCTGGAGGCGTGTGGTGTGAAGCCTGAGCAATACAAGATTGTTGACCCGTATGCGTATCGGACTGGTTTCCCTCAGCAAGCGTTGGCTGCGCTGTACACCGCTTCGGATGTGTTGTTGGCTTGCTCAATGGGTGAGGGTTTCGGTATCCCTGTTATCGAGGCTCAGGCTTGCGGTACACGGGTCATCGTTTCGGACTACACGGCTCAACCTGAACTGGTTGGTGTTGGGTCAGCTGTAGCGATCCAACCGTTCTGGGATGCGCATCAGAAGTCTTGGTTTTGTACTCCACAGGTGCCATCCATCGTGGAGGCTTTGATTGATGCCTACGAAGCCCCACGTGGTGTCTCAGAGGAGGCTGTGGCGTTTGCTAGCCAATACCGTGCTGACAGCGTGTATGAGGCTTACTGGAAGCCAATCATGAAGGAACTGACTGAGTGGTGTCAGGAGGGCTGATGGTTCCTGTAATCATCGTCCCCGTCCTAAACAGGTACGACCTACTAGAACGCTGCCTACAATCCATCGACTATCCGGTGGAGACACTCATCGTCATTGACAATGGTGGGCAGTCCACGTTGCATGATTGGCCTTGGGTGATTGACCGTCGCCATGTCAAGAACTATCACGTCTGGTCAATGCCAACGAACCTCGGTGTCGCCCCATCATGGAACCTCGGAATCAAAGCAACGCCTCATGCTGACGGCTGGATACTACTGAACTCTGATGCGTACTTTGAGCCTGGACAGTTGAAAGTTTTCTACAACGATTGCAAACCTGATTCGGTGACATTGACTGAGGCGAAGCCTGGTTGGTGTTGTGCATGGATCGGGTCTGAGGTGATTGCCAAGGTTGGGTTGTTTTCGGAATGTTATGTTCCCGCCTACTTCGAGGACAACGATTTTGAGGAACGTGCCAAACGGGTCAACATACAGTTCTGGTCTTCGGATGCTGGGATAGTTCACGATAACTCTTCTACGATTAACTCTGCACCAGAACTAAACGAACGCAACGCTAAGAGCTTCGCATCCAACGCTGCGCTTCATGCCATGCGCTGGCAATCAGGTTTACCTGATGCCGGACATTGGGACTTAACACGACGAAGGGAACTCGGATGGGACTAAGAGAATACGACCCAATGAACGACTACGAGAATCTCCATGAAGGCGAGACCATCTATGTTCTCGGCTCAGGAGCAACACTCGACTATCTGACACCAGACTTCTTTGACGACAAGGTAACCATCGCAGTCAACTTCGTTGGCTCAGTATTCGGGTTGAAGGGTTACTACTGTTTCAGCCATTATCACGAAGACGCTCAACATGAGGCGAAGCGGGAGGATTGTATTGGGGCGTTCACTCCTGAGCGTGAGCATGGTACTGATGGGGTGTTTGCTGGGTGTGCTGGGAATCTGACCACGTTCGGTACTCGTACCGGTAGACCTGGAACATCGTTTGATCCACACGGTAAGGATTGGCCTGTGTTGTCAGGGCAGTTGACTATCGGGTCTTCGGGTATTCATGGGGCGATGCACTTGGCAGCGCACATGGGGGCGAAGTTCATTGTTTTGGTTGGGGCTGACTGTGGTTCATTGGGTGGGCGTGACAGGGTTGATGGTTATGTGCCTGGTGATTCGCATTGGGCTTTGTATGAGATGCACCTTCGAGCGATGAAGCAACGGTTATGGGATGTGTATTCATGTCAGGTGTATTCGTTGAATCCGTTCGTGAACTATTCCCTTGAAGGTGTGCCGTATCGTGGTGCAGCGTCAATCAACTAGTGTTTAGGTTATGGCAATTAGAAAAGGTCAACAAGGTAAATACAAATCTTGTGATTTATGCAATTCCCTGTTTTTGATTAAACAGTACTCGCAAAGATTTTGTTCTGAAAAATGTGGTTACACGTTCCAAAACAAGAAACAAAAACAATTAAGGGACTCACGAAAAAGACTTATTGATTCTTGTTTGAGATGTGAATCAAGTCTGGTGAACAAAAAAAGAAACGCTATCTACTGTTCAAAAACCTGCAAATCAATGGATCACACGGCTAAGCACAGAGCCAAGTCAAGAACTTTATCTACAGCCAGAAGAGTCCAGATTTACCAACGTGACCACAAAAAATGTTATATCTGTGATATTCCACTTTTAATAAATCAGATTGAACTAGATCACATAATCCCCGTAGTTCTCGGAGGGTCATCCGATCCATCGAATATCGCCTGTTCATGCAGAAGTTGCAACCGTTCAAAAGGAACTAAAGTAGGATTGAAACAAATCGCTAAGTTACTGGAGCTTCGTCAATGATCACAAACGGGTATGCCACACGCAACCAGGTTAAGGCAGCTCTCCGCATTGGAACGGCTGACACCCTTGATGACGACTTGATTGACAACTGTGTTGGCGCAGCGTCACGTCTCATTGATGGTTATTGCAATCGTAAGTTCTGGCAGAGTGGTACGGCATCCCGTGTGTATCAGGCTGAGGATTCGTTCTACTGTTCCATTGATGACATCGCTGGAACAGCAATCACACTCAAAACATCTTCACAGGCTGACGGAACTTTTGACGTGACATGGAAAGTATCTGACTACCAGCTTGAACCATTGAACGGAAACCTTGACGGGTTGACGTGGAGTTACGACAAGATTCGTGCTGTAGGTGATTATCTTTTCCCGACTGTCAATGCGAACTATGGTGAGCAGGCTTTGGTTCAGGTGACTGCTGTCTTCGGTTGGCCTGAAGTGCCGGAGCCTGTAACACAGGCAACGATCATTCAGGCTTCACGCATCTTCAAACGCTACGACTCGCCTCTTGGTGTGGCTGGGTTTGGTGATCTGGGTGCTATCCGTGTGTCTCGATACCTTGACCCTGATATGGCTCAGTTGGTTGAACCGTATCGTCGTATGCGGATATTTGCATGAGCTATTCAGTCACAGAGATTAAGACTGGTATCGCTAACGCTTTAGCCACGATCCCAGGTTTGAGGGCTTACGCCCAGCAACCGGACAATCTCAACGCTCCGTTCGCTTGGCCTATGTTGGATTCAATCACTTACAACGGGGCGATGCGTGGTGGGTTGGTGACCCATGTGTTTACAGTTTCGGTGGTTGTGGGTAGGTCTGCGGAGCGCACAGCTCAGACTGCTTTGGATGGGTATCTGTCTTATGAGGGTGCGACTTCGGTTCGTGCAGCGTTGGAATCGGATCGTTCGTTGGGTGGGGTGGTGCAGAACTTGCTGGTTGAGTCTGCCTCAAATATCTCCACGATGGATGGCAACGATGCGACCTATCTGATGGTTGACTTCCGTGTGGTGGTGTACGCTTAGTTGATGCGCAATCCTGCGAGCGTGTAGAGTTTCAGTAGTAAATCTTCGAGTGCCGGAAGGCAGGAGTCACAAATATGGCAAAGCAAGTTCTTACAAACGTGGCGGTTACCTTCGGTACGGCAAACACCGATATCACCAGTTACGTAGCATCAGTAACATTAAACCTGTCAAAAGCGGAAGTAGCTACAACTTCGTTCGGCTCGTCTGGTGCGGTTACCCGCATCGCAGGTCTCGCAGACAACTCAATCACACTTGAGTTGCATCAGGATTACCCAACGATTGAGAAGTTGTTCTACGACGCTTGGAACGCTGGTACTGCTGTACCTGTGACAGTTAAGCCAAACGGAACTGGTGCTGCTTCTTCAAGCAATCCACAGTACGCATTCAACGTACTTCCTTTGACTTGGACTCCTGTTGCTGGTGCTGTTGGCGATCTTGCTACCGCATCGGTCACCTATCCAATCGATGGTGCTGTAACTAAGACCGGTACTGGCGCATAACTTTTCTTTAACAACCCTTACCTGCGGAGGTAGAAAATGAAGATAGCTCTAGAGATGACTTCTGCTTTGGATCAGTCCAAGCGAATTATTATGGCAACATTCCCTGACTTTATTGCGTTTGAAAAGAAGTTCAATAAGAGTGTTGCGAAGTTTGAAGCTGAATTGACTTTGACTGATCTTGCGTTTATCGCATGGCATTCGGAGCATCGTCAAAAGAAAACAGGTTTGGATTTTGATTCGTGGATTAACGAGGTTGAGACATTGGAGTTGGGCAACCAGGCTGATGCCGTGATCGTCCCTTTGGAGATCAGTCAGCCCATTGGATGATGGCTTACCTGTCTGTTGAGACAGGTATCGCACCATCGGTGTTGCTGGCAGAAGACCCTCGAATGTTGTTCACGATGTTTGCTTATTTGCGTTGGAGAGCAATTCATCTAAACAAGTAGTCTGTTGTTATGGCTGAAGCGTTTGGAAGAGCAGGACAAGTCACCATTCTTGGTGGCAACGATGCGATTCAAATTGACGGGATTGCGAAGTTCCTTCGTGACGCTTCTAGAGCCGATGCCAATTTCAATAATGAGATGCGTAAGGCTGCACAGGAAGTAGCTCAGAACTTGGTTAACAAAGCCAAGATAGAAGCGTCAACGGTTACTCGGAATAGGCAGGCCGTAGAGGTTATGAAAGGGATGAAGGCTCGACGTGACCGTATCCCTACCGTAAAATTGAGTGAGAAATCTGCGTTCGTATCTAAATCAAACCCAAACAGGAAACGCAAGCAAAAGGT